ATTGATGACTGCATGGGCGTGGCTATTGAGAAATACGTCTCAATCCACAAGATTGTAGAGGGAATCGAAAAAGGCATTTACCGCAAGGTAGACATCACGCCCACCTATGAAGATACTGACCTAGAGCCTACCCAAGAGGTTAGTCAGTACCAAGATGAGAAGGTACTGTTGTTGACATACTACGGATTAGTACCCCGTGAGTATTTGAACAACTTAGAAGAAAACAAAGACATTGTTGAGTTGTTTCCTGAGAATTCAGCGGCTGAAGACTACACCGATATGGTTGAAGCCATTGTCGTGATTGCCAATGATGGTATGTTGCTCAAGGCTGAAGAAAACCCTTACATGATGAAAGACAGACCTGTGTTGTCGTACCAAGACGATACAGTTCCGAACCGCCTGTTGGGGCGAGGTACAGTGGAAAAAGCCTTCAATATGCAGAAAGCTATTGATGCTCAGACTAGGGCTCACTTGGATTCACTCGCTTTGACCACTGCCCCTATGGTTGCTATGGATGCCACACGTTTACCCCGTGGTATGAAGTTTGAAGTTAAGGCTGGTAAGGCTATTCTCACCAATGGCAACCCAAGTGAAATTATTTACCCATTTAAGTTTGGTCAGAATGACCCCAATAACCTAGCAACTGCCAAAGAATTTGAACGTATGTTGCTTCAGGCTACTGGTACGCTGGACTCTAACGGCATGGTTTCACAATCTAGCCGTGATGGTGGTGGTATGTCGATGGCTGTTGCCTCCATCATCAAGAAATACAAGCGTACTTTGGTAAATTTCCAAGAAGACTTCCTTGTTCCATTCATCAAAAAGGCGGCTTTTCGCTTCATGCAGTTTGACCCAGAGCGTTATCCCTCTGTTGACATGAACTTCATCCCTACTGCAACCTTGGGCATCATTGCTAGGGAGTACGAGCAACAACAATTCATTGGTTTGTTGCAGACTTTGGGTGCAAACACCCCTGTTTTGCCTATTTTGCTCAAAGGCATTATAGGAAACAGCAGTCTGTCTAACAGAATGGAGTTGATTGCTAAGTTGGATGAGATGATGCAACCTAATCCTCAACAACAGCAGATGGAGCAAATGCAACAAGAGTTGGCAATGCAAGCGGCACAGGCTCAGATTGCTGTGAATACCACTCAAGCAGAGCAAAATCGTGCTGAAGCTACGAAATTGTCTGTTGAGGCACAGTTGATGCCGCAAGAAATACAAGCTAAGAACATGGCGGCAATAACCAAGAATCTTCCTAATGAAGATGACCAAGCCTCTAGGGAATTTGACAAGCGAGTCAAGATTGCTGAGTTGATGCTGAAGGAAGCTGACATTAAGAACAAGTCTAAGATTGTTGAGTTGCAGATGGCAAACAAACAAGAGAATTTGCGTTCAGTTGAGAACGATTTTCTAGATCAACTGTCTGGAGCATTGAAATGAGTTTATTGCCAAATCTTGAGCAGATGACAGATAACGAGAAGTTAGCTGTTCTTGAGTCTATTCAGAAGTCTATTGCCCAAAGCAAAGAAATACAAAAGAAGAAGATTGGCGAGAATGTTGATCTTGTTGTCCAAGCACTCAAGAAGATTGAGTATGACATTACCACCCGATTTGAGTCAGTTGGGAACTCCATTGAAAAACGAGTTTTGTCTATCAAAGATGGGCGTGATGGCTCTAATGGTAAAGATGGGCGTGATGGTAAAGATGGCAAGTCAGGCAAAGATGGTTTAAAAGGCGACAGAGGTCTTGATGGTCAAGCGGGTCGTGATGGGGTTGATGGAGTTGATGGCATATCAGTAGTCAACGCAAACATTGACTTTGATGGTTCTTTGATTATTTCTTTGTCTGATGGCAGAGAGATTAATGTTGGTGAAGTTGTATCTGCTGATGTTGCTGAAAAGATTAAAGTCATTAGCACAATGTCTACCAATGCGGCTATTGCTGTAAAGGAAGAAGGAACAACGCTTACCAATGGTGTTAAGAGTTTAAATTTTGTTGGTGCGGGTATTACAGCAACTACATCAGGAGATGATGTAACAGTCACAGTATCAAGCGGTTCTGGCACAGTCACAAGTGTGGCGGCTACTGCTGGCACAGGCATCAGCGTAAGTGGTAGTCCGATTACAACTTCTGGCACTTTGACCATTACTAACACTGCGCCAGATCAAACAGTAGTTTTGACTGCTGGCACAGGCATAAACACAAGCGGAACTTACCCTAGCTTTACTGTTACCAACTCAGCACCAGATCAGACTGTTGTCTTGACTGCTGGTACTGGTATCAGCACGAGTGGAACATACCCTAATTTTACTGTTACCAATTCTGCGCCAGACCAGACTGTTGCTTTGACCCAAGGTGGTACAACAACAATCACAGGTACTTATCCTAACTTCACCATCTCCTCTACTGACCAATTCCAAGGAACTGTTACCTCTGTTACAGGTACTTCTCCAGTTGCGTCTAGCGGTGGCGCTACTCCTGCTATATCGTTGTCTTCTGGTTATGGAGACACGCTAAACCCTTATGCTTCTAAGACTGCAAACTTTGTTTTAGCCGCACCTAATGGTAGTGCTGGAGTGCCTACATTCAGGGCAGTTGTTGCCGCTGATATTCCTACATTGAATCAGAATACTACGGGTACAGCAAGCAATGTCACAGGTACTGTTGCTGTTGCCAATGGTGGTTCAGGACAGACTACTGCACAGTTGGCAATTAATGCTTTTGCTGGAGCAGTTACCAGTGGTTCATATTTGCGTGGTAATGGTACTAACGTGGTGATGAATACGATTCAAGCGGCAGATGTTCCTACTTTGAATCAAAATACCACTGGTACGGCAAGTAATGTAACTGGCACTGTTGCTGTTGCCAATGGGGGAACAGGTTTAACTACTGTCCCTCATACAGTTCAAGTATTCACTTCTGGATCAGGTACTTACACAACACCAGCAAATGTAAAAGCCATTTTGGTTCGCATAGTTGGAGGCGGTGGCGGTGGCGCTGGAAATGGCACTACTTTATCTGCGGGTAGTAGTGGTGGAGCAACAACTTTTGGCTCTGCATTTCTGACTGCTAATGCTGGTTCTGGCGCTGGAACTAATGCTGGTACTTCAGGTGGCGGTAGTGCAAGCGGAGGAGATATAAACATCTCTGGTGGTGGTGGGCAAGGTTACGATGGTAACAATACAAGCACAAGAGGAGGACAAGGAGGTTCTTCAGCCTTTGGTGGTAATGGTGCTGGTGGTGGTTCTAATGGAGCAGGTTCTGCTGGCGCAACTAATTCAGGTAGTGGAGGCGGTGGTGCTGGCGCTTCTGGCGCTAGTGTTGGGCAGGCTGGTGGAGGCGCTGGTGCATATTGTGAAAAACTTATCAATTCACCATCTGCCACATATGCTTACGCTGTTGGCGCAAGTGGAAGTGGCGGTGCGGCAGGAACAAGCGGATTTGCTGGTGGTGCTGGTGGTTCAGGTGTAATTATTGTTACGGAGTATTATGTATGAAGTACGCAATTGTTAAAGACAGCGTTGTTGTCAATCTCATTGAATATGAAGAACAACCTACAACTCCTCCTGCTGGTTTTGAAGATGGACATATTGCTATTCAAGCAGATCATGTAAGCATTGGTTGGACTTATTCAAACGGCACATTCACAGACCCAAATCCCGCAACATCTGAAACATTTACGCCAATGTCTCTGACAGACAGGATTTTGGAAAGCCCAACAGAGTTAGCAAAACTTAAACAAGCGCTTGGAATAGCATGACCCCTGAACTACAAAAGTATTACGAATCCCGTTTTGAAATGATGGGCATGGAAGGTTGGAAGGATTTGTGCATAGATATTGACATTATGATAGAGTCACTCAATAATCTAAGCATTATTCCTGATGAAAAGACCTTGATGTTCAAAAAAGGTGAACTTAGCATCCTGACTTGGCTGAAAACCTTAAAAGAGGTCAGCGAAAGAGCGTATGAGGAATTGAATGAAAAGAATGTTTGATTTTGCCTGTGCAAACGGGCATAAAACCGAAAGACTTGTTGATTATGAGACAACAGGTTTTAAGTGTGAGTGCGGAGAAACAGCCAACCGCACTTTGTCTGCTCCAAACTTCAAGTTAGAAGGGTGGTCTGGTTCTTTCCCGTCAGAGCATGGGAAGTTCGAGAAAAAACACCTAGATCAACTGAAGTGGGAGCAAAAGCACAACTCACAAGCGTAAGCCGAGTTGAATGTCCTAGAACCGATGAACGGCAGGAAAAGGAAGAAATATGTTGATTGACAATGATGATGAGACGCTAAGTGAGTTAGACGCAGTTGAGCAAAAGAAGCAACTACCTGAAGTAGCACCCTTATCCGAGATGCCTGAGAAATACAGGCAAAAATCTTTGGAAGAAGTGGTCAAAATGCACCAAGAAGCTGAGAAGCTGATTGGAAAGCAAGCGCAGGAAGTTGGGGAAGTGCGAAAGCTGGCAGATGAACTTATCAAGCAAAACCTCTCCTCTAAGCAACAACCTATTGAAAAAGAGCCAGAAGTAGATTTTTTCGAGAATCCACAAGAGGCAGTTCGTAGGACTGTTGATAACCATCCTGATGTACTTGCGGCTCGCCAAGCGGGTCAAGAGTTCAAAAAGATGCAGATTCAGCAAAAGCTATCGCAAGAGCATCCTGATTTCGGTCAGATTGCTCAAGATACAGACTTTGTGAATTGGGTGAAATCTTCACCTATTCGCCTTGGTTTGTATGCAAAAGCTGATGGTGAGTTTGATTACGACAGTGCAAATGAATTGTTAAGTACCTACAAGCAGTTGCGAGGAATTAAGGCTAAACAGACTACAGATGCAGGGGAAACTCAGCGAAAGTCAAGCCTTAAAGCGGCAAGTGTCGATGTAGGTGGAAGTGGGGAGTCTGGAAAGAGGGTCTACAGAAGGGCTGATCTAATTCGGCTGAAGATGACTGACCCAGATCGTTATGAAGCGTTGAGCGGAGAAATCATGCAAGCGTATCAAGACGGCAGGGTTAGATAATTTAACTTATCGTTTTTTGGAGATTTAACATGGCAACAGCATTTTCCCCCAGTAACTCAGTTACCGTTACAACGGCAGAAAAGTTCATCCCTGAAATTTGGAGTGATGAAATTGTAGCCGCCTACAAGAAAAACCTCGTTTTAGCTAACTTGGTTATGAAGATGAACTTTAAGGGCAAGAAGGGTGATGTAATTCACATTCCCGCACCTACCCGTGGTTCTGCTACCGCTAAAGCCGCTGAAACAGCAGTCACCTTGATTGCCGCTACAGAGTCTGAAGTTCAAGTGTCTATTAACAAGCATTACGAATACAGCCGTTTGATTGAAGATATTGTCGAAGCCCAAGCCTTGAACAGCTTGCGTAACTTCTACACTTCTGACGCTGGTTACGCTTTGGCTAAACAAGTCGATACTGACTTGGTTCAGTTGGGTCGTTCAACCAATGGCGGTGCTGGTACTAATGCTTACGCAACTGGTGCGTTCATTGGTGGTGATGGTACTACTGCTTATGTTGCCGCAAACAACAATGAGTCAGCATTGACCGATGCCGCTATTCGCCGCACCATTCAGCGTCTTGATGACACTGATACCCCAATGGATCAGCGTTTCTTCTTGATTCCTCCCTCAAGCCGCAACACTTTGATGGGTTTGGCTCGTTACACTGAACAAGCCTTTGTTGGTGGTACTAACAGTACTATCCGCACTGGTGAAATCGGTAACTTGTATGGTATCCCTGTGTTTGTGTCTTCTAACTGCGACACAGGTTCAGGCACTAACAATCCACGAGTTTGCTTGATGGGTCATAAGGACTCACTGGTTTTGGTTGAACAAATGGCTATTCGCTCACAAGTTCAGTACCAACAGCCCTACCTTGCAACTTTGTACACTGCCGACACACTTTACGGAGTTCAAATTCTCCGTGCGGCGGCAAGCGCTGGTGCGGCTAAGTCTGCATCTATGTTCGCTTTGTTGGTTCCTGCCTAATTGCAGTTGCGCCCCCTGCCCTAGTGGTGGGGGGACTTTTTTAACCTAATTAGGAGAAATCAAAATGGCAACAGCAAGTGCAGTTGTAACACGCAGAGGTAATGACAGTTTTCGGGGTTTATTCTCTGATACTTGGTCAGTTGTTTGCACCTTAAATGCTGGCTCATTAGTCGATGGTGCTGGTGAGACAGATGATGTAACAGTGGCTGGTGTCGCCTTGGGTGACATGGTTCTTTGTGCATCTTTGGCTGTAGATTTGGTTGGTTTAACAGTTACTGGCTATGTCAGTGCCGCAAACACAGTCAAATTCCGCATCCAAAACGAGTCAGGTTCTACAGCAGACTTGGCATCAGCCACTATGGATATTATTATTGTCCGTATGGTGTAAGGATAGGGGGGGCTAGTCCCCCCTTTCTCATTTAAGGGTTTTATGGCTACTTTTCGTTGTCTTCAGTCAGGTAACACTGTAACTTTTACATATCAGCATGATATTGACTCTATGAAGGGTCATCAGGGGTATGTAAGGATTGATGAAGAAGAAGTAACCATAGAATCATTTGATTCTGAACGTACAGATACCGCATTTGCGCCTGTAATTCCAACAATTAAGCGTATGGGAAGACCCCGAAAGGTAGCAAATGGCTGAAATTGACGCAAGAGATTTTGGTAGGTTAGAGGCTCAAGTAGAGTCTCTACATGGTCAAGTTTCACAACTTAGTGTAGATGTTAAGTCATTGCTTGAACTTGCCAACAAAGGCAAAGGTGGTTTTTGGATGGGTATGACAATCGCTTCATTTATGGGCGGTGTGATTACCTTTGTTGCTGACAGACTCTGGAAATAAGGAGAAGACCATGTACGGAAAAATGATGGGTGGTAAAGCAAAAGAAACTGAAACCAAAGGCAAGAAAAAGGGTGTGCCTGTGACTGTAATGATTGCAGTTGGCAAACCCAAGATGCCTATGCCTACCCGTGGTAGCAGGACTGCTACCAACATGATGAAGAAATCAGGGAGAGGTAAATGAGTTCACTATCAAGCGCAAAAACGCTTCTAAGCGCAGTTGTTGCTACTGGTGCATCTCAATCTGTTCAAGCAGATGCTGGTCAACCCGCATTCTTGCAAGTTAGTGGTATTACTACTGCAACTGTTGCATTCCAAGGTAGTTTGGATGGAACAACTTTTGCCACAATTGGCACTGCTTTGACGGCTGATGGAATTGTCACCATAGCTAATGCTCCCAAGTATTTGAGAGCAAATTGCACTGCTTACACCTCTGGCACGATCACAGCCAAAGTTCTGTACTAAGGAAAAGCCATGAAGCAGGGACTTTACTCAAACATTAACGCAAAACGGGCTCGGATAGCCGCAGGATCTGGCGAGAAGATGAACAAAGTTGGTTCTAAAGCCGCACCTACAGCGGCTGACTTTAAACAGGCGGCAAAGACTGCAAAGAAGCCTAAAAAGGTGAAGTGATGAAAATTAAAGAGTGCTTAGATAAAGAAACTGTTGAAAATCTAGTTCTTTCACATGGCACTTGGAAATATCTTTTTTATCGCTGTTATGCAAAAAAATCCCCTGATTACAAAAATTATGGCGGTCGTGGTATAGATGTTTGTCACCAATGGCATGGTGAATTTGGTTTCTATCAGTTCATCAAGGATGTTGGGTTAAGACCATCTAAAGAATATTCTTTAGATAGGATTGATGTTAACAAGGGATATTACCCAGAAAATGTTAAATGGGCTACCAACATAGAACAAGCAAACAATAGGCGAAATACAAAAAGATACCTATTAAATGGGGAAAATTTAACTATTTCTGAAATATCAAGAAAGTTAAATATCCCATACAAAAGACTTTGGAAAGCAAATAAACTTTATGGGAGTCCATTTGAGTATAAAAAACTTGACCCTAATAATGGTAAGTATTTTTATGATGGCTCATACAGATCGATGAGTGAGATTGCAAAAATGGTCAATCTTAAACCTAGCACGTTAATGAGGCGAATTAGAACTGGATTAGATTTTGACTTTGCTATTGCGACTCCACTAAGTTCTGGTGTAAACTTAAAGGAGAGATCGAAATGGTCTTAAAAAAATACCAAAACCCAAAAGGTGGTCTTAATGAAGCTGGTCGGGAGTTTTATAAAAAAACCGAAGGGCTAAACTTAAAATCTCCGTTGAAATCGGGTGATTCTGGTAGAAGATCAAGTTTCTTGGCTCGCATGGGCAACAATGCTGGTGCAGAGTACAAGGATGGTGAACCAACAAGACTGCTTCTTTCGCTAAAGGCATGGGGTGCAACCTCAAAGGCTGACGCAAAGGCAAAAGCTAAAGCTATCTCCGCAAGGAATAAGGCAAAGGCTGAAAGCAAATGACTTATCTTGAACTTGTAAACGATGTACTTGTGCGGTTGCGTGAAGTAGCAGTTTCAACTGTTACAGAAACAGCTTATTCAACTTTGATTGGCAAGTTTGTCAATGATGCAAAGCGTCAAATTGAAGACGCTT